TAAGTTTTAATCGCCTCGCAGAAATGTGGGGCTTTTTAAATTAGAAAATATGGACAAAAAGATAAAATTCAAAGCATCAAAGGTGTTTGCCGAAGTGTGGGGGGCGCTAAACGAAAAGATACCCAACGGCAACACTTGGCAGCACAAATATAAGCTTATCATTGAGGAGGGAAGTTCAAGGAGTTCCAAGACTTGGAGTAACTTTCAGGTCCTGTATAACTTCCTTGCGAACAATCCTATTTCCTCGGCAACAGTGCTGAGGGACACGCAGAAGAGTTGCAGGGATATTGTGGAGAAAGATTGGAGGGAGTGGCTGAAAGATCCACAGGTAAGGAAGAAACAATTTGAAAGAGGCGAAATAACCATAGAAGAGCTGGATGCTTATCTTGAAGAGGAAAACCTTTATCAGTATCTCGTGGAAAACAAAACCAACCACACTTGGACTTTCAGGAATAATGGCAACATCTTGCGATTTACTGGGTTGGATGATGAAGACGACGCAATGGGTATGACACAGACCATTTGCTGGATAAATGAGCCTTACAACTTCTCGGAAGAAGTATATCGGCAACTTGCCCAGCGTTCCAAGGTGATCATCTTTGACTGGAATCCGAAACAAAACCACTGGATAGAAAAGGAGAAACTCAAAGAAACTACCTATGTGAGTTATTCCACCTTTAAAGACAATCCGTTTATTTTGCCTGAACAAAGAATGCAGATATTGTCCTATCAGCCGATAAAGTATTGCGATGCTGTAACTTCCGACATTCTCAACGAAAACAGCGCTAAAACCTACGATTTAGAGGCTAATCCTTTAAATCTTACACCAAAGCAAGTCAAGGAATTAAAAAGATGCAGATACAATGAAGATGTAGGCTCTGCTTCCGAATATCACTGGCTTGTTTATGGTCTTGGGCAAAAGTCCGAGAAACCGAATAAGATTTACAAAAATTGGAAAGTAATCAGCCTAAACCAATATAATGAAGTTGCAAAGCATGGCTACCGAAAGTATTATGGTTTAGACTATGGTTTCGCCAATCCTACAGCCTGCGTGGAAGTGATGTATGATGGTGACAAATCATTCTACATTCGCCCACTACTCTACAAGCCGATGAACCAAATGGAGGGACCGCTCGGCGAACATTTGAAGTATGCTGGTGTTCCTATTGGCAATGTAACCTTTGTTTGGGCAGATAGTGCCGATAGGGAACCAGGGAGCGAGATAAGTCTAACCAATGATTTGCGAACATTATACGCAATCAATGCCGTGCCGACTTCCAAGCCCACCTATAAGGCAAGGTTTGACTTTATCAACAATGCACGAATATACTATGTAGATGACGGCGATTTTGATAACGAATATCAAAACTACGAATATGAATTTATCAACGGACAGCCCACCGAGAAACCTATCAAGAGAAACGACCACTACATGAACGCCACGGAATACTGCATTTGGGGAATAAAGGAATACCTTGGAATTATGTTTTAAGTTAAGGGAACTTTTAGGGGAAAATTTTTTGAAAAAAGTTGAAGAAATATTTGCATAATACGAATATTCGTACTATCTTTGTATTGTTAAATTTAATACATAAAAGTTATGAAACTAACAGAACAGGAAAAGGAACTAATCCAAGCGATTAGAAACTTTAAAAAATCAAAACACAATTATTCAGCACAATTAGAAGAATGGATAATTAGATTATTTGAAAAGCTTCTTTATGAAGATTAAACCAAGCACCGCCCCTGCGGTGGTGCTTTTAAAATATATAAAATATGGAAACAATTGCAAAGAAAAATCAATCCGTAAAGGAAATAGTAAGTGATATAGCTCTTGATATATCTTGGGCAAAGTTATCAAAAAAATATTTTGACCGTTCTCCATCTTGGATTTACCACAAGATAGACGGAATAGATGGAAACGGCAATACTGGTGGTTTTTCCAGTGAAGAAATGGAACAGTTCAAAGGTGCATTATATGACCTTTCCGAGCGTATCCGTAAGACTGCCGACCAGTTATAAAGAAAATAGTTTTAATAACTATTGTTTAAATTTAACACTATGCCCTGCCACAATCAGCAGGGCTTTTTGTTATTCAAAGGTGTCGTCGAATGTCTTATCAAAGATTTTTCTTCCCCATTTAGAGTTTTTGATTTTCCCTTTTATGGTTAGTTCGTTAGCGCCTTTATCGTATTGCAGGGCTTCCGTTCCGAAAGGATAGATGCTGTAAGTTTCGCCACTAATATAAACATCTATATACCCTCTGCTCGGTATCTTCTCCCCTGTGTAGATATCCTCGCCTATTCGCCAGCGATTGTAAAGATTATAGAACTCCTCAAAGGTTACATTCGTGAGCGTTATCTCTATGTTTTCCGTGCCGAACAGCACACGGCTGGACTTCCTTAACCTTTCAAGATTGATATTTTCATTTAAAACATCTACTTCGCTCGGCAGGTATGGGATTTTATCCGTGTCAGGCTCTACCTCTATCTTGCCGTTGTTTTTGTAGTTCGTTACGATGATATTCTCGCCATTAGGTTTCTTGGATAGTCCACCACCGAAGAGAGGAAACCACCTTTTCATTTGGTATTTCGGATTGTGATACAGATTTACGGCTGTTCGCTTGTTCTTTACGCCCTCGGCTGAAATAAAGCCATCTGTTGCCGTAGCGTTTCTGTTCTTAACCACATCAGTCAGCGTGTGTTCTATCTTGGTAAGGATAGTCCCTTGTTCTATTCCTGCTCGCTTGTCAAGGGTAAGTGTGTGGGACTTAATAGCAAGTATTGTGTATTCTCCAACATTCAGCCCCTCTACGATTTTTATTTTATCTCCTACTTTGAAAGGCAGGGTATCCCAAGGCGACTTTGAAGCCGTAAGGGTAAGCACTCCCCCAGCATCCGAGTGGACAACATCAGGGAAAGAACCAGAGTCTATGTAACTTCCTGTAACAGTGTCTATCAGCACCAAATCATCATCGTTGTCGTTGGTGTTGTCGTTGGTATCATCCAATAAATCTTGGATTTTATATTCATCAATGATAAAGCCTGTGGTCTTGTCAAGTTTCTTTTTAACCGACTTTATCGGTGTGGAACATTCCATTTTCGTGTTGAAGTTGAAAATATCCCCTTTCTTTTTGGTGGAATATTTCTTTGTGCCGAATATCAGGTTGTTGTAGCTTATATCCTTATCGTTTTCTATGGTCAGGTTTTCCTGAACAAAGTCTTTACCTGTAAGGTCGTAAGCCTGAACATCTTTAAAGAAATAGTCTATATCCTCTACTATCAGCTGATTTTCTATAACATCAAAACCAAGGGCTAATAGTGGCGATGCTCCCTCATAGAACAACGACTTGAACGAGGTGTTTATTTTCTCTTCGCCTAAAAAGATATTCGCCACGCCACGCAGGAAAGCCCCTGTTGCTACATATTGATTGGCGTATTTTCCTCCATCTGAAAGAATGTTTGAAGCCAATCTTATTTGTCCATCAGAGTAATTCTCTGCCACTTTGTCAATAGCATCAAAAAGGCTTACCACTCTGGACTTTCTGCCGAGTTTATCGATGCTGGAGGATATTTTAAGGCTGGTATGCGACACCTTGCCTGTAATAATAAACTCTTTGTTTCTTATATCATTATGTGGCATGATACCTATCTTTACTGTGCTGTTTGCAGGTAAATCACCTATTGCCCATCCTTCATTGACAATGTTCATTTCTGAATAGTTACCTATATCCGTGTCTATACTGGATTTTAAAAAAATCGTATTTGAGGCGTGTGGAGTTTCTATCAATAAAGCGATACTAAAAGAAAATGGCTTGTAGTTTTCTCTGTATCCTTTATTATCCTCGTTATATAGCGGATTATATCCTTTTTTGAGACTGTACGACCTTGCTTTGAAATGCAGATTAGAAATTGAAAACACTACATTAGAGAGTTCATTTCTTGTATGAAATAGAGTGTTTTGCCCCCAATATGTTATCTCGCCGTGTTCATACATATAGCGTGGATATTGAGCCGCCCACGCAGGGTCTTGCAGCTCTTCCCTTGTAATGCTTGCTTTCCAATCGCCTCCATAAAGAGGAATATTTTCCCCTAATTTAGAGTCTTCTCTTCTATTGAATTTTGGAAATACCCAAGTCTTTGGCGGTATGAATTTAATGTTTGAAACTGTCTTTTGATACTGAAACCAAGGGTCAAGGTTTTTGTTTCCAATATTTTTTTTATAGTTATACCAGTCGTAATTTTCTCCGTAGTCATCCATCCACCACTCAGTCTTTATTTCCTCTTCCTCTGCCTTTAAAACAATCTCACGGCTGCCTATCGGCTGTATTGGGTTTTCATCCAAATTTTTCTTGGCGAATAGGTTTATCGTGGTGTCCTCACGAGTGTAGAACTTATTTTGTGCTTCCCTCTTCTTGATTTCGCACTCTATCACTCGTTGGCTGTTTTCGTAGTTCAGCTGGTATTTATTCAGGTTTATTTCAAAGCCAGCGCCCAAGATGTCTTTCTCTACGCCATTATGGACAACATACCACCTGAATATAATCTGCCCATCTCCTCCCTGCTCATCATATACGCCCTTGATGATGTCAAAAGTGCGTTTATCGTTGTATTCCAATATCTTTATCTTGGAAGTTTCGCCAAGGATAAAGTTGTCAATGTTGTAGTATTCCTCGTTTACATCGATGCTGATGTCCAAGGCATCGAAGCCGTCAGGCTCTTGTATTTCGTGGATACCCTCGTATTTCCCTGTAAGTACTTCTAATCGGAATATATGCCCTACTCCACTTTGGTATTGTATGTTCTTAATCCCTTTCATTTCCCTTTATTTTAATGATGTTTTTGTTTTTCTTTACTCTACTTACTGCCACTGGTATTTGTCCGCCTTTTTGGGTGTATATATAGCCGTTAAGTTCAAATACGCTGGTCTTATCATACTTTCTCATCACTCGGTCTTGCTGTTCGCCTATTTTAGTCGCTAACTTGTCGTAGTCTATCGCTGGCGTGTTGATGTTCATCGGCACTTGGATATTCTTAACAATACCATTGGATAGTAGAACATCTTCCAGCGCAGGTGTTTTGATGTTCTCTAATATCTTGCGAGTTTCTGATGCTGTATAAATTCGGTCGCCCTGCTCCAAGAATTTCAGCCTTGCACCTTTGTCGCTTCCCAAATCCTTAATGTTTCCGTGCTTGTCGGTATGGATTTCAGCGCCTCGCTCATCTGTCCAAGCCCAGCCTTGTGGTGCGTTTTTCGTTCCTACAAAATATTGAGGAACTGGGTTTTTACTCATAATAAGTCCTGCTTGTAGCGCACCGAATGCAAGAGCAATTCCAGCAGGAACGAGACCAGCAGGAACACCAAGTTGAGCGATAGACTGCGTTGCTCCCAATGCTCCGTTCATCAGTGCCTGTTGTGCCTGCGCCCTTTGTTCGGCTCTTGCCTTTTGCGCTTGTATCAGTTTCTCTTTCTGCATCTGCTGTTCCTTGATTACCATTGCTTCATCTTCCAAGGCGTTACGCTCGGCGATTTGTTCCTCGGTAAGTTCAGAAAGTCCATTAAGCGCATCAAGCCTTTTGTCAATAAATCCTAACTCTGTTTCGGTTATCATCTTCGAGCGTTCCAATTCCTCATCAAGTTCAGCAATCGTTCGCTCCTTACCTGATGATATTGCTTTTCCTGCAAAGTCACTGATTAGCGCTGTGGCTGTGTTCATATAGTCAGCGAAAGACATAGAGAAGTCCTTGCCTTGCTGTAATATCTTGCTGTATAGGTCAGAAAACTGCTTGCTTACGGCATCTAATCCCAAGTCTGCCAAGTTCTGCTCTACCAAGTTTTTAAGTGGCTCTAATCCCTCCACAATACGCAAGAACATCTTATTGGCTTTGTTCTTCTCATTCTCCATTATGGAAGTGTCCAGCTGTGTTATCTGCAAGTCAGTCTGTGCGAGTTGGACTTTTTCATCCTCGTTAAGGTCTTTGCCTTGCTCTTGCAGAAGCGCCCTTTTTGCTTCCAATTGCTCTTTTAGTAGTTGCAATTTCTCTTTCTCTCTCTTATTGACTGCTATGGTAGTGTCGTATTCTAATAACTCCAAGAAATACTGCTTATCCTTGTAGGATATATTCTTGTCGTTCATTATCATCTGCTTCTTATATTCGGCAGTTTCTTGACCAAGAAGTTTGATATATTCTATTTCCTTTTGGTTTTTTTCCAACAGCGCTTGGTTGAGTTGCCTCATCTTATCCTGCTGACTTTCATTTTCATCGAATAGGTCTTTGGATTTCTGCGACTCTATTTCCCTTTGTTCCTGCTTGTATTTTTTGGCAAGGTCGAGTAGTTTGGTGTAGTATGTATCTTTTTCTTTGATAACCTGCCCATCTATTTCTAT